TGGCGCGCGTCTGAATCCATCGTTCAGATTCGCCTTTCTCATTCCAAGTCTGAGTGATAACCCCTATAATATCAACCAGACCATTTACAATTTTCAGACATCTATTATTAAGATCCGGCTTGTAACCTACGACCTCGCCATCGGAGTCTTGATTTTCTTTTAAGTGGCAAGTCATGATTAGGCCATATCCTAACATAGTGATTCTTCGAAGGCTAGATTCAAATTCCTTCGAGAGAGATGCATATCCACCGCCGTATGGAATATCTCCAATTTTCTGCACTCCAGCTTGCTGGCAGATAAATTTTTCGCATAAATCATATGCAATACCAACAGTATCTACACAAATGGTTGCGAACTTTTCTTTTACTTCTTTTTTCTCGAGCTGGCGCAGTACCAATTTGAAATCTGTCCATTTTTCAATTGGCTGAACCATCGCGCCAGGTCGTGCATTAGTTCCCATCTCAAAAGCTAAGATCAGTGCATCTGGCGCGAGGCTACAGAATTCTGTTTTGCCAATTTTAGGAGCGCCTGCAAGTAGCAGGTATTTTTCTCTTAAATCTTTGGAGATAACACTTGGCTGAAGATTCATTAAATCAATAGCCATTAATTATCCTCCTTAAAATCCAAGATCCATTTTGTTTTTAGTTGACTGTGCTGCCGGCGCCGGAGTTTTCTTCTGTGCAGCCTTTGTATTTTTAGCTGCAAGGACTCTTTCTCTCTTTGCAATGACACCAGCTTTTACTTCTTCTACATCAAACGCGAAATCGCTATCAAGCGGAACCTGTGAACCACCTGTAATAACAAATTCACTTACATTAATCGTACGAACTTTTCTCTGCGGCTCACCGAAACCGACTTCCTCTAAAACTTCTTCTGTTTTAGATGAGAAATTCAATCTTCCACCTGCTTTAAAGCACTCTCCTGCAGACCAGTAGCTTTCTACTGCGTCAAGAACCTGTGGAGAAATTGCCTGTAATTTTAAAGTATCAACATTCATTACATCTGCTGATTCAGGTGTATACTGCGGAACAAATACTTTAACTTCAGCTCTTGGCGGATCTACTTCAACGCCATCTGCGTCTACTACACGATCAATACTGCCAACCATAAACTCAAGACTAAAAGTTGCTTCTGGATGGAAATCACCTACTGCGTGCGCAACAAAAGAAGCATGAATTCTCGGCTGAGAAACAATCTGTCCGTTCTGTCCTACGAACTCATTAACTCTAATGTTACCACTGGTAATACGTACCTTACTTGCCTGCGCCTTAGAACCAGCTGCTGCAATAGATACAAATTCCTTCATAACTTTTTCGATAGATTCATAAGATGGATTGATTCCGCCAGATTTCGTATATTTATTAGAAAACATATGAACTGGGATTTCCAGGCTAACTTCTTCGCCATTAATGGACTGATCAACCAGAACCTTTATCATTCCACCGATAGATTCTACCGACTCTCCATTCTTCATATAAGAACCATACTTTAAATCTGTCTCTGCTAAAATACCTTCAATTTTTACTCTGTTTTCTGCTTGTCTAAACATTTTTTCTCCTTCTTAACTTTTGTTCTTTTATGAGATTTCATTAATGGCCCCATAAAGGGGCCACCATAATTAGTCTTCAGACGGTACGAAGTTCAGGCCTTCCTCAGTCAGAGTAACGATAGTAATTTTCTTACCATCCTCTGTCTTTCCGCCATCTTCTGTCGTAGCCAGACCATTCTTTACAAGGCTGTTTACTCTACCAGTAACTGATGCGATTTTTTCAAGTCCAAGACCTTCCATAATCTCAGAAGTCTTGCAGCTTCCGCCGTGGTTTTTAATAAAATCAAATGCTTCCTGTGTTTTCTCTTTGAGTACCATAAATTTTTTCTCCTTTTAAATTAAATTATTTTTATAGTTAATAAAGTGATCTCTTTCACTTTCTATACATATTATAAATAAAATTTTATGAAATTACAAATTTTAAATCGTATCTAATTTCATAATTTTTGAATTTTGTGGAAGTTTCATAACTTTCACGCCTTGCGCGCCACGTCCAAGAAGCGGGACATCACTAAGTTTAATTCGGATTTGAGAAGTAGAAGATACCGCTAACAAATCTGAATTGGATGTAATTGGTAAGAAGTCACACAAATTAGTGCCTTTCTGAATCTTTACTCCTTTGGTCGCGCGCCCTGTAACTCTAAACTCGTTAATACTACTACGTTTTATATATCCATCTTCTGAAATTGTAGCTAACTCTGTTGTGCTTTTCGGAATAATTTTTGCGCTAACTACTTCGTCACCTTCTTCTAACTTCATGCCGCAAACACCTCTAGCAGTTCGTCCTATTGAACGAATGTCACTGGTTGTAATCATTATGAAGTTTCCATTTTTAGATGTAATACCGATCTTTTCATCATCAACAAAAAGTATTGATACAATTTTATCACCTTTATCGAGATTGATGGCAATTGCGCCGGCTTTTCTCTTTAAATTATATTCTGAAAATTCAGATTTTTTTATAATTCCATTTTTCGTTAGAAAAACTATATACTTTTTCTGACGAGTTAATGACGCAGCAACAATCGTTTCATACGGTAACATAGTTATGAAGTTAGAGAGATACTGCTTTTCTCCAATTTCAAATTCACTTAATTTAGTATGATAATAATTACCATGCGAACTAAAGAATAACATTGTATCTGTGTTCTGCCCAATTAAATTATCTACTACATATTCGTCTTTTTCGAGTTTGAACTTGGTTCCGGCCCCATTTCTCTTTTGAGAATAGAGTGTATTAGTTTCTGATGCGTAAATCGCGGCATGGTTAGAAAAAGCAATTGTAAGTCTTTTCTGCTCAAGAGGTTCATTATCATCGCCCTCTGCCAAGGATATGATGCTAGTCCTTCTATTATCGCCAAATGCTTCTGCGACTCTCTTCCATCCATTTTTTAATTGCTCCTTAAAAAGTTCTTCATCTTCTAAAATATTATGAATTTTTTCAGCTTCTATCTTTAAGGTCTTTCTTTCATCTTCTAATTTTTTAACTTCAAGATGCGCCAGACGGCTTAATTTCATATCCAATACAGCTTTTGCCTGGTTTGCATCCAATATAAAATTCTTCTGTAAAGCAATAGAGGCCGCCGCGGAAGAAGCAGAACTTTTAATTGTTGCGACTACTTCATCAATTGAAGCCATGCAAATTAAAAGACCATCAATAATATGAATTCTACTCTCTATTTTCTGCAGGTCATATTCAAAACCTCTTCTATATACTTCTCTTTCATGGTCGATATGGGCCTGCAGCATCTCTTTCCAAGTAAATACCTTCGGAAAACGACCCTTATCAAGCATCGTAAAGTTAATACTATAATAGTATTGTAAGGAAGTATTTTTATATAAATATTTTAAAATTCTATCAGGATTTGCCTTTTTACTTAAATAGATTTTAATTAATGGAGTTGAACCCGTTAAGTCATTGAAACGCTCAATTCCAGGATTGTTTTCTCCATTAATAATCTCTTCCAACTCTTTACAAATTGTATTTGTATATACACCGTACGGAATTTCAGTTACAGAAAAACTCCGTTCCTTATTATCAAAATCAACTACACTGCGCAACTTGCAAGCAAAGCCAGAACCATTTTTCATGGACTGTTTTACTTCCTCTTCATTGTATAGAATTGCACCTGTTGCAAAATCTGGCGCGCAATATATATCCTCAAAATCACAATCTGGATGATCAATTAAGTAAATAAGTGCATTATTTAATTCTCTCAGGTTATACTGCGGGACTGATGAAGCCATTCCAACGCCGATACCTTGTGTACCATTACAAATATTATAAAAACCTTTTGATGGCAATACAGCAGGAAATTGTTTAGTATTATCATACGAGTCACGCCATTCTGAAATTGTTTCTTTATCTATATCTTCAAATAGAATAGATGAAAGTTTTGACAGACGACTCTCTGTGTAACGCATGGCTGCCCAGTTTCCACTTTCAATGAGCGAACCCGCATTACCTTTTACATCTACAAGAGGATACCTCATCGCAAAAGGCTGTCCTGCGCGCATGATAATCCCTTCACAGCTTGAATCACCGTGAATGTAGAAGTCTGCCATTGCCATACCTACCGCGTTCGCAGTTTTCTTGTATGGATTTTTCGCAGTTAACTTATGTAATAGCATCGAATAGAAAATCTGACGTGCGGATGGTTTTAAACCATCGCGCACATCAACTAATGCTCTTGATTGGAGAACCGCTCCAGAGTATTGAATAAAGCTATCTTCTATAATTTGGTTTAAATTACTCATCTTTCTTCTCCTCACTTTTCTATATATATTATATCATATATATAAAATTTTTGCAAATTATAGAATTACCAGCTTGTGTAAATGTCAATTGTGCCACTCGCGCAACCGCTATCATATACAACTCCGTTGCCCCAAGGAGTCGCCACAGACGATCCATAAGGCAGGTCAGATGAAGCTACACAAATATTTCCGTTCTCATCTCTTACAAAATTTCCATCAGACCAACGTCCCGGAATTGAGAGTCCGCCGCCAGGTAATACATTTTCTGAGTACCAAGTAAAGCGCCAGCCTCCCCAGTAGATTACGCCAAGGAAACGTAAGTCTTGAGGTGCATATTCACCAGAAGTATCATTATTAGCTTGTTTTGGAGCGGCCTGTTCTGGCGCTGAATACTCAATATAGGTTTCAGGCTCAGGTGCGTAATTCTCATCTATATAAGCTTGAACTTCATCATATCTATCACCCAATTTTTTAATTCGCTCCTCTCCATTACCGTATTTACCTTGAACTACTTTTTCTGCTAATTCTTCAACAGACATCTTGTAAAGTTTGTCTGTTTTTTTCTTTTTCTTTTTTACTTCTTTTGTCGTCTCTTCTTCTGTTTCTACTACTGTGGTAGTTTCTTCTTTAACGACAGTGGTGGCTTTGGGTTCTTCTTTTTTTGTATGATTGCCCCAAACACAAAAACCGATAATGAGCGCGAAAACTATTACCACAGGTAGTATAATAATTTTTAGACTCAATTTATCTAAAAAATCAAACATCTTGATTCTCCATCTTATAAATTTTTCTTCCAAGCTTTTTTACAACACCAGGAGATTTAGTGTTTTTCGGACTCTGTTTCAGTTTTGCATAGCGCTCTTTCATTAATACTAATTTTTCTTCTCTTGTCATGTTTACCTCTCTTTCAAAATTTTTACTTTTTTCTCAATAGTTGGTTTAAATTCATCCATCATTTCTTTCCAGTCACCTTCATAGTCATAAGTCATTTCTTCCGTTTCTCGAAGAATCCTTGCAACGTATCCTTCTAACAGATGTAAATCCTTTTCATAGCAATGGAAAGAATTGGCTCTGTGGACATACGTTCCAACTGGAATGCCTAATTCATCTGCAATTTTTTTCTGAAGCATAATAAGTGCAAACATATTCATAAATGTTGCTTTACACGCATCATTAGAACGGAATAAGGCTTTACAATGAAGTTCATTATCTCTGATGAAATATTGGAGGTGTTGTAAGCAGGCAGGATCATCATTAAATGGATCAATTGAATTATCCCTAATAAGGATTACTGCGCGCCGGCTTGATGGATTTCTTTTTAATTCATTAATTACAAAATCAATTTGATTAATATGGTCTTTCTCATATTTTAAATCGAATTCAAAGAAATAAGGATAGTTTACCATTCTATCGTGATAGGTATATTTCCAATTGCCTTTCCGAATTTCAAAATCCAAAATCCCATCTAACATTTCCTGTCTATATTGCTCTAACTCAAGAGGACTACCAATAAAAGCTCTACTAATCATTGGTTCTGCCAACGGCTCTTCAACGAAAATTGTCATTGAAAGTTCTAGCTGTCTGGTATTCCAATCCTGGCAGTCCTCCATAGTACCATATGTATGCAAGAATAACAAAGCCATATGGTAGGCTTGTGGTAACGTTCTTCCTCTTACTATCTCTTCTACCATTTCTTACTCCCTTATTAATGAAAAATCTACTTTATTAGAAATAAAATCTTTTCTCGGTTCAGCATTTGCGCCCATCAGATCATATAATAAATTAATTGCTTGTTCATTCCAATTAATTACTTCTAGTCTCTGATATTCATCAGAAAACATAGATCTGCGCGCTGTATCAGCCTGTAATTCACCAAGACCTTTTGCACGAGTGACTTCGCCTTTAATTGTCTTTCTTACTTTATTAAATTCTTCATCTGTAAAGTAATAAGACTCTTTTCCCTTATTATCTACAATGTATAAAGGTGAACGAAGCCAACATAAACGTCCTTCTTTTATAAATTCCGGCGCCAAATACTGTAATGCTGCCATTATGAGAAGCGCGATGTGGGAGCCGTCACTATCGGCATCCACACATATAGCCAGCTTTCCATATCGTAATTTTCTACTGTCGTACTTGCCTGGTACTATATTCATCGCGCTTAACAACAACTTAATTTCTTCATTCTGAAAAATCTTCTCTTCAGGATTTGACAGACAATTTATAATTTTACCTCTAATTGCTAATAATCCATATTTTTTATAGTCGCGCGCCTGAGACATTCCACCCATAGCACTGTTACCTTCAACAATTAATAAGGTAGAATTTTCTCCAAGAAATTCTGCATCTTTTAGTTTATCACTTGCAAAGACCTTCTTCTTCTGATTGCGCTCGACTTCTTTTGTTGCGTTTAAAACTTGCTGGCGCGCTCTCTCAGCTGCAGCTTCTGCACGAGCCACCTTTTTCAGCAAATCAACAATAGTTTCAAACTCATCCTTATATTTCAGTTTCATCTGCTTCAAAGCTTCGCTAAATGCGTTCGACGCCAGCGTGCGCAGATTAGCGTTGTTAATCTTCGACTTCGTTTGATTAGCAAAAGAAGGTTGCGCAACAGAGCAATTGATTACATAGAATAAACCAGATCGGATGCTGTCACCATCAAACTTTTGTCCTGACAACGAATTGAAGGTACGAGTAATGGCTGATTTTGCACCAGTAATCGGGGATCCGCCTTCTGGACAACGTAAGCCATTGACGAAAACATATTCACTTTCTTTACCGTCACCCCACTGGAAAGCAACTTCAACTCTGTCTGTCTCATCTTCTGCTACTCCTGTAATAATATGTTTATGAAGAGGACTTTTAATATTATCCTTTACGAAATCAATTATACCATTCTTCGCGCAATAGATGTTTGTTTTATTTGTATCTGTATTTGTAACTTTAAAGGCAATTCCGCTATATAAATAGGAAATATCTTTTAAATCATTACAAATCCTATCAAAAGAATATCCAATTTCGCCGTTTTTAAAAACTTCTTTATCAGGCTTAAATCTGACGTAGGTTCCATTAGGATCTTTTGTGGTTTGTTCATTATAACTAATTAAATGCCCTTTTTCAAAATAAGCTATCGCGCATTTTCCATCACGGTTGCTTTGCACTTCAAATTTTTCTGAAGAAAGACAAACGCACTTGGCGCCAATACCATTTAATCCACTGGCATTTTTATATACTCCTTCTTCAAATTTTCCACCTGTATGAGATTTTGAGTAAATGGATACCAATACATTTTCTCCATCTTCTCTAATCCCGAAAGGTACGCCGCGCCCGTAATCTCTAACAGATACAAAGTTATCCTTTTCAGAAACGGTAACTTCGATTCTATCACCAAAACCTGCAATAGCTTCATCAGTACAGTTATTAATAATTTCTTTTAATGCCTGATATGTTCCATCCAAGTCATCTGAACCCAGATACATTTGAATACGTTCGCGTACACCTGTGCGGAAATCTAAGGACTTTATATCATTAATTGTGTAATCATTCATTAAAAAACCACCTCAGTGTATAATTCTAAACAAAGGAGTGACTCATCTGAAGCAAACTGGATAAAAATGGTGT